AGTCATTTCAGAATCTAAAGATTGGAATGCTTCTAAAATAGGTTCAGGAACCGCACCTTTGAGTACGTCTTCTGCATCTTTTAAGCCTTCTCTGATGTTCTCTACAAAGGCAGGCTCTTCTACTCCGGGAACTCCTGCTCTTCTTAAGTAGCTAACAGCAGCAGAAACCATAGAGTCCTCTAAATCACCTCCTGCGGCTGTGCTTAGTAAAGCACCAGAGATTGAGTTGTAAAACTCTTCAGGTTTAATGTTGTAAGTGCGTAAAAAAGCATCATCAACACCTATAGACTTAAGACCATCGCTAATATAAGGTGAGGTATATGCCCCAATGCCTGTTGTAAGTCCGGCTGTAAGAGCATCCTTTAAATCTCCACCTTGAGCAGCAGACACCCCAGCACTTGTAAAAACATTTGAAAGAGTAGTATTAGCAAAAGTATTAGGGGCAGTTAGAGTCCCTGCAAATTTACTAGCTAACGGCCCCATAATAGCAGTTAAGGCTAATGTAGGAAGTGCAGATGTTACTGCGTCTCCTACGTAGTCCATAAAGCCTTTGCTTCTGTCTACAGTCTGTATTTCTGAAAATGTAAAAGGATCATATAGATATTCAGATGCGTTGTTACGGCTTATTCTTTTAGGAGATATGTCATATTTGGCATATATCTCTTGTACTTGAGGTGAGCGTTCATAAGCCTGTATAAGTGCGTTTTGATAGCTCTGACCTTCCAACTGTGCCTGTGCTACAGCGGGAGCCATAACAGGCATAAGTTCTTCTTGGAACTTCTTTAGGTTCTCATTGGAGATATTGCCAAAGTCAAAGTCATATCCTCCAAAGTCTTTTAAGGTTTTGTCAAATGCAAAGGCACCTGCGCCTATTGAACTATCTATGCCTCCGGGTACAATATACTTATCTTCAACAGGGCCATAAGCACCTCCTTCAGCCATGTCAGCGCCAGTTGTAATGTAGCCTTGGTTGCTTAATAGCTCCTGAAGAATACTTATAGGGTCATCAGTAAAATCACCTGACCGAAGAACGTCATAGTAACCAGACACGTTTGCGCCTGTTGTAGGAGGATCACTAACGGTAACTCCAGATGAAGAATCTGGTATTCCCGCCAGCACAGAAGGAGGAACTAAATAATTTCCGGGATTAGGCAGGGTGTCTTCAAAGCCAGTAGGAAAGTCAAAGTCTATAGGTACGGTTATCTGAACCATTATTTACCCCAGTGAGACAAAGTTTTGATACCAAAGCTGGCAGCTATAGCGCCACCTAAGAATGCTTTGTAGTAGTCAGGCATAGTAGACAATACGGCAAACCCTTCTTGTACATAGGGAACCATGTCAGGGATGAAGGCTCCAATTAAAGGTAAACTCAAAATAACTGCAAACCATTCATCCTTCCATGAGGACTGTGATGCAGCGGCTTGCTGAGTTTCCCAGTCTGCGTCAGCATTAATCTTACGCATTTTGGACTCATGGACAGCTTGCTTTTCAGCAGCTTTATTTTTAAGAAAAGTACCAGCTAAGTTAGCTACAGGGCCAATCAACGCTTGCCACATGTTACACTCCTTAAAGATAAAGCTAAGGGGCCACCGTAGCAGCCCCCAGCTAAATGATTGTTACTTAGGAACAACCAAGGTCAAACCTGACTCAGGACGCAGTACGTTTACGCCGTACAGAGTATCTGAGGTGAACAGGTTAGCAAGGAACTCTTGCTTGTACTGAGTCTGAGAACGAACGCCCAGTTGCTCAGCCATTACAATTGCATCCTTTTGGAACAACAGTGCGCCCAAAGAGTCTACAGCAGAAACAGTGTTATCAGCAGCAGTTTCAACTACAGGGCAGTTGGTGCTAACAAATACGTCAATACCATACAGTTGACCTATTTGACCACCAGTTACCTGACCGTTGTTTACGAAGTCAGAACTTACGTAACGGTCAATACCCATGATGGTGTTACGTACTGAAGGAGGAATGACAAAGCAACGGTTTTCCATTGGTACGTCAGCGTCATCCAGCTTTTGAATGATAGCGCGGAAACCAGCGTCAGTGAATACATCAGCAGTGGTTACAGTGTCAGCCGCATAGGTAGACAGACCGTTGGTAGCGTCTACAAAGAACGTACCACCATTGTTGAGGTAAGTCGTAGAAGACGTACCAGCAGAGCCTAGGCCAGTAGCCAAGCTGTGCAGGTCGGTGTCAACTTGCTTCGCCAAAGCGTAGCCAGCGTCTTCCGTGTAAAACTGACGTAGTGAGCTAAGAGCCTGTACGTCCGTAATGTCTTCAATCAAACGTGAGTATTCAAAGTGCTTGTCAATAGAGATCTGCACTTCACCTTCCGTAGCGTTCTGTACCGTTACAGCAGTGTTCTCAGCTTTAGCATGAGCATCACCACGGACAGGCTTAGGCACATGGATGGTATCACCCTTCTTGCCAGCCATAGACATCTTCTTGACAAGGTTTGCCAATACGAGGTTCTTCTGGTAGGCTGCAACAATCTCATCACTCCAAATTTCTGGAATGAAAGTAGCTGCGCTAGTGTTATCTACAAACCCGCCAGTTGCGGGATATACTGAATCAGTCATAATAAATATCTCCTAAGATATACTATCTGACCCGTTTTTCTGCGTATGCCTTCATAATCTCTGGTTGTAGAGCAGCATAGCGGTCAGGGTCGGTTCTCATAAGGTTAATAATGTCTGCGCGTCGGTAGATCTTCTTAGGTGCTGATTCATTGCTACCACGGGCATTACCTGTGGATGCTGCCTTAACTGCTTGCTTACGGGATTGCTCCTCTACAGCGGCAGTCTGCTGTACAATGTTCTGTCGCTCTTTCCACAAGCTAAATAGCTCATCAGCGGCTTCACTGTCATACTGCTGGTCTGCTGCTACAAACAGCTTAGTCCTAACATTAGATGCTTTAATCCACTCAGCAAAAGCATTATCCTGCAAAATTTGGTTCATATCAGGATGCTTACGTTGTAGCTCTGATAGTGCCGTACTTTGCCGGTACTGCTGGGTAATCTCTTCAGCTTCCTTAATCTTAGGATGGTTCTGAATAGCCCTGTCTACAGCCTTATCAGGGTCTGTAAACCAATCTACTTCTTCGTCTTGTTGTGGTGCTGGTTGCGTATCTTCTGTGAGTTGTGTCTGGATATACGTATCAACAACCTTACGTAGCTCACCTACTTCAGAACTTTGTCTACCCAATAGCTTCTCAGCTTCTTGGTGCATCTGTACAAGTTCTTCAGCGGACTTGCCTTTGTACTTATCAGGGATCTCAGGTTCCTGTGGTTCAGGAGTTTCCTGTTGTTCCTCTGGTTGTGCAAACATCTCTAGTTGCTGTTCGTTTTCTTCTTGATTATCCTGACGCTCAGGTTCAATAATCTTAGCCATTATTAACTCCGTACCTTAGTATTGTGGAGGTTTTTATTATGAAGGTTCTCTACGAGGTTTGCCTTCGTTCATGTGCCATGTGTTGTTCCCTACGCTTAACCCATCTGTCATGTGCATCAGGGAAGTCTCCACTGATACCTTCAAGATTAGATCTCACCGGGGAGATAACACGTTTAGCGTCCAAGCCACAACTGCACCTAGAAGTTGTGACATCAGACTTAACTAAATCTTCAAACAGTTTGCCGCAAGGGCATCTAAAATCAAACAACCTCATCTACAGCTTCCTCAGAGTCTTCTGATTCTGCCTGTGATTGAGCATTGTCAATCTGTGTTTCAAGATTAAGTATAGTTGCTAGGATAGCTAACTGTCCCTTACGAAAGTTCAAGTTATCGTTATCCGTAGTCATCTCTACTGAGTTGATTTGTCCAACATTACCTTGTAAGTCAGAGATTAACTGTTTCCAGCCTTCTGAACGAAACATTGAGAAGTAATTGTTAAAATATGTTTCTAACTCTTGAGTCATAAGTATTTTACCTTTGTTAAAGAATACTGAATGTACGTAAAGTACCTATCTATTATAGCATACTTTTTTGTATTTGTCAAGTGTTTTTTAATAAAAAGTTAATTAAAAGTGCAAGTATCATAGGAAGTAGTATTACTACTACACCAAAGATAGCTGAGTACTGCTTAACCTCCTTCCAAAATTGTTTCTTAGCTGCTGCCTTCCTAGCTAACTCTAGTTGTTTAGCCTTCCTTGCTTCAGCCATAGCAGCCATAGCTTCACTGTATAACTGCCCGTTACCACTGACTGTAAAGAGATCTTTAATCTCCTTCATAGTCTCTTGTATTTGTTTCTTGGCTAGTGCAGCTTTGACAGCATCTGCTTCAGATAGCTTACCTTCATTCTGCGCTCTTGCTAATTCAACTTCTGCACCACCAAGAGACGATAGAAAACCAGAGATACTTGAGATGTCATTGGTTGTCTCTGCTACCCGCTTAATAGCAGACGTAGCAGCATTAACACCAGCAACAATTGCACTTATCTCTGCTATCATTATTAGCGGCCTCTACGCCCACCTGTTGCTCTAGGCTTCATATTCTGACGCTTACGAGCTTTAGCTGCCGCTGCTTTACCTTTAGGGGTATAGCTGTACTTCTTTCCACCTACCATTGGCATAGTATTCTCCTTACTACCACTTAGTTTTATCAGCCCAATATGCCGCAGACATCTTGCCCTTGGCTATATTCTTTGCATGTCGTGCTTTGAATGACTTACGCCTTGCTCGTTGCTCAGGACTATTAGGGTTCTTTCCTGCACCTCTAACACCTTGTTGCCCAAAGCGTATAGTCTTTGTTTTATCACCTTCCTTAGCTACCACCACATGAGATTTAGTAGGGTGGTTTGGTGTACGTTTAGGTTTGTTATACCCGCTGACTCCAGCACGCCGGAGCTTGGAATCTCTTACGGTCATTCTTACGCCGCCTTCTGTGTTTGTTTTGTAGTTTTTCTAGGTGGTGCTGTATCTTTAGCATTAAGTGCCTCTAACTCTTTAATCTTAGCCTCTAGTTCATCAAACTTCTTATTGACTTGCTCTACTATCTGAGTTAGTTCTGTACGTGTTACGACCATCAATTTATCCTTGTTGTAGTCTAAGGGGTTGACTTGGTTGCTGTGGTTGTTGTTGAGGTTGATTCTTTAGGTCAATCTCTTTCTCTTTCAAGAATGTCTGAGCAATCTTCATACGACGCTCAAACTCCTTGTCCTCTTGGTCGCCTGCCTTCAGGTTAGCAGTGACTGCCTTAATCTGGTCAATCTGTAGCTCCTGTGGGGCAAGCTGTGTCTCTACAGCAATCTTCTGCGCTCTAGCAGTAGACTCTTGTGCCTGACCGTTAAGTGCTGCTGTCTGTGACTGCTGGAAGGCCATCTGTGCCTGTGCAGCCGCTTGTTGCATCTGCTGTTGTTCTTCAGTAGGCTGTGAGGCTTGCTCTGCCTGCTGTAACTTAGCCATTAGTTCTTCACGGTTAGACAGGTTCATGTTGTCAATGATTGACTGAATCAACGTGTTGTACAGTGGAGACTCTGCTGGCATGGTTTGCAGTAGTTGCACAAGTTGCGTTACTTCATACTCACGGGCAATGATACCTAGAGTAGACGTAGTGTTAAACTTGTAGTCCTTGACAGGGTAGTTCTCTGGGTCAAACTGCATGTAACGACAAGCAGCCTTCTTAACAAATGGGATTAAGAATGACTGCTGAAAGTTAATCAGGGTACGCTTGTGACGCTTGATGATTGCACCAAGGGACATACTGATACCAGCAGCCGTAGCGTCACCATTGATACTACCGGGGATACCAGCAGAGTCAATAGCACCTGTAGACATCTGAACCATCTTTTGTAGTTCTGCTGCCTGTGCAAATGTAATCTGACTAACTTGACCAAAGTTAAATGGGTTTAGTACAGTCTTAGGGTCGCCATTGGTCAAGATGATCTTACCGGGGCGTACCTCTGGCCTAGAGCCTCTAGGAAGCCGTGTAGCGTCCATAGCCATCATTGGGTGTACTGTTAGGGCTAGTGCATCAATACGTGCACGTAGCTCTGTATCAAGAGCTTTCTGGCTGTTGTAACCCTTCTCACATACACCACGACCCCAGAACCTACCGGGCACTACATCCCAAGGGAATGCTACTACAGGACGATCCTGCATCATGTATGGGTTAGCTTCTGCTTTTAGTAGGATGCCTCCATTAGCGACAACCACAATAGCTTCCACGTAATAACTGGCATCTTCATCGTTCTCTGGTTCCTCTAGTTCAATATCAGCAATGTCTTCATCGTCATCAAGCATTGCTTCCTTTTCGCCAATCTCCAGCAAGTAGCGAGGCACAAGTCCATAGTATTTAGTTAGGCGTACTTTGTCCTCGTCGTAGCTGGTTAGGTCTTGGTCTGGCTCAAGGTCGTAGTCACTAGCCGCCTGACCTACGTATACGTTCCTGTAGACACCTTCTTCCTGTAGCTGTTGTACCTTGTGTCGTGGTACAAACTCATCCACAGCAACGCCTATAGCGTCCTCAATGGACGTAGCTACTGGGTCAATTAGGAAGTTCTGAGGCATTACAGGGCGTAGTTTGACTACAGTACGGTCTGTGACGTTAACACCTACTGCCTGTAGCTGTCCGTCCATGATAGGTTGCGTAGCAGGAGCCATCTCTTTGACTTCCTCTAGCACTACTTCAGCTACACCAGTACCAAATACAGCACTGTTGATAAGACATTCACCTACTTGCTTGCGTATTTGTGTCTTCTCAAAGTCTTCATGCAGCTTTTGTCGCAAATAAACGACATCCTGAGCTTCTGCGTCACCCATATCGTCGGTAATGTCAAAATAACTACCACGACCAAAGGTTGCTTCCTCAATTTCTGCTACACTGGACTCTACAGCCTGCTGCAATGCAGGTGAAATGATACGTGAACGCTCACTTTTGCGTTCCATGTCTTCTGCTGCCCAGATTCCCCGCCATAAACGGTAAAATTCTTCAAATCTTTCTGAATAATTGGACTCATAGTGGTCTCGCCATGAGTCACACTTAGCCATTACCCAGTTTTCTAGGTGTTCATCGCTTGATAGAACGTCATTGTCGCCGTAGTCCATCACTTTTTACCCCTTAGCTTCTTGTCTCTGGTTGTTTTGGCTGCTTTTTTGAATGCTTTGGTGGTAGGAGCGCCTTTAGCACCGGGTTTACGCATCGTTTCACCGCTACCGGCCTTGATACGCTTACGCTTGGCATGAATGTTGGCATATAATCCTTTTCTGGGCATGTTAATATCCTGTTACAACGTCTAATACTTCAAGATCATCAATCTCAAAGTCATATGAGTAGGCTACTTTAGCCAGTTGGTCTGTGTACGCAAAGGCATCCACAAGGTCATCATGTGTTAGTACATCTGGAAACTGAAACAATTGGTCTAAGAATCTACTGTTCCATTCACCCTTGCCCAAGGTAATCTGACCGTTTTCAAATCTACCCTGTAAGGCCCACATGATTCTATCTGTCTTCTTACGGTTGCCGTGAGTTAGCTCTTCTACAACAAAGAATCTACCACGTTGCTTCATCAAGTCCATTAGAGGAGACATAACAGCTTGTTTGGATATACCTCTTTCAATACCTACACTAATGGGCCTGTAGTCCCGTACAGCCTCAAATATCTTCCTAGCTGTCTCCGCTAAGTCCCAGCGACCATGTATGATGTTCTCTAGGTGCCAGCCGTTTTCATTTACCTTAACAATAGCAATGGCTGATTCATCCAGCTTAGAGTTTTTAGTTCTCTTTTTACTTACGTCCTCAAAGCCAGCTAAGTCAATGCTTATGTAGTAGTCGCCTATCTCTGGTGTTTCACCAAACTTAACCCAGTCCTCTTTAAACATCTCTGAGCCTCTAGCTTCAAAGGATGCCATAAACTCTTGACGGAAGGCATAGGATGACATAGACTTTTTAGCTAGGTCAATCTCATCTGGGTCTAATAGCTCATTGTCATAACTTGTAAAGTGCCATGCAGTATAGGACTCATCGTCCTCTAGCTCTGCGTACTTGTACAAATCATAGAAGTGATTACGCCCCATAGGTGTACCAATAAACAATGCAGCACCCTTTTGGTCAGCCAATGCAGGTCTAAGGATTTGCTCAAAGACCTCTGGCTTCATGTCGGCGTACTCATCCATCACTAAGAACTTTAGTGACACACCACGCATAGTCTCAGGTCTATCAGCACCTTTGAGGCTGATGGTTGCACCGTTGACCAGCTTAATCTGTAAATTGTTTATATGTGCGTTAGTTACAACAGGGTGCGCCAGCTCCAATAGTGTTTGCCACATGATGTCTCTGGCCTGTCCCTGTGTTGGAGCTACATAGAACACATGGCCTTTGTCTGCCTGTAGAGCATTTACAATCAACATCCATGCTGCTAGTCTGGACTTACCTGTACGTCTACCAGCAGCTACAATCTTAAATCTAGTATCGTCAGCCCAGACCTTCTTCTGCCAATCAAGCAGTTGTATGTTTAGTTCAGTCATAGAAATACTTGACTACATACTCATCTAAATCTTTTTCTTCCTCACATTCATACTCAGCATCTAAATCAGGATCACCGTCCCAGTTTAGATCCTCTTGTTGTGCTAAGGTCTTTAGGTATTCTCTGTTAGTGTTTACTAACATTTAACTATATGTCCACATTACAGGTGTGTCGGTAGCTCTGATGTCCACATGTACAAAGCCTCCGGCTACACCAATACCAGTAAAGCCTAACTTAATAGCATTCTTTACTATAGTGTACCTTTGTAGCCCAGAGGATACAGCTATGTCCGCAGCTATACCTTGTGCATGTGTACCGGGAGTGTTTTTTCTTAATTCAATAGGATGGTCAGGGGATCTATAGCCACTTGTGATTACAAAAGGGAAGCCACAGTGTTCTCTAAGCTCATCTAAAGCAAAGATTAGTTCATCCTCTATTTCATTCTCACCTGTAGCTTTACAAGCAAATTCTTCCCTAGTGAAGTACTTAAACGTCATTGTTTGTGTAGTCTCCTTCAATAGGTTCATTACTAGGTGTAACATCAGTTTCTACTGATCCATTACCTATACCTGAGATTGTTATGGATACCGCAGATCTACCTCCAGCACTATCCTTCTCAAAGTAGCTTAAGGGTAACATACGATCCATTACTAGCTTCCAAGCAGCAGCTTGATTCTTATGG